GCTGCGAAGCCGGGGGAAGGTTGTTGTAGCGCATGAAATTGATGGTCAAGCCAGGGGCGACGCCTAGCTCCGTTTTCTTGCAGGTCTGTTACCTCCGCCTGTAAGGCGGCGGCTGGGTCATTTCTGCCCAGCTCTTGTGGTTTCTCCATCCCACAAGCTCGGACTGTGTCTTCGACTCCAGTTCAGCGAGGTTGTACCGACCAGCTGACCTATTGGAGCCGCCCCGCGTACAGTCTCTACGGAACCCCCGGTACGGGTTTCCTCGGCGTTCCCCATGTAGCTCAGAGTGGAGGGGTTCACCGATACAGCGGGGTTTTCACTCGCGTGTCACCACGCGAGGCGGCCGTCTTAAAAGCTAACCGCGAACTGCTCGACACGTTGTTACTCCCGAACCGTAAGGTTCGGTGGCCAGGTCATTTCTGCCTGGCTCTGCACCTTTCCCATTGGTGCAGGTCGGACTATATCTTCAACTCCAGTCCCGCCAAATTGTGCCGATTTGGCGGTCCTAGTGGAGCTGCCGCGCGTGTAGTCTCTACGGAGCCCTCGGCACAGGTTTCCTCGGTATTCCCCTAGGTTATTGGAGGGGTTCACCGATATAGCGCGGTTGTTCACTCGCGTGTCACCACGCGAGGCGGCCCGAGAGGGTTACCTAGAAAGCCCAGGACCGGAGAATCGGCATCGCGCTGAAGAGGATTTCCTTGCTCCAAAGCTCCTGAATGGCCGGAGACAGATTACTCCCGGTCGCGTAAATGGAGCCAGTGACGTTGGTAGTGAGATTTGGCGTACCAGTGATGGCGCTGGTCGCCGGGAGGCCAATCGGCATTTCTATCCCTTACCCGAAAAGACCCTTACCCAGACCAGACTGGGTATTCTTGCCGAAGATATGCGGCCGAATCTTGGCGTAATCGGCCATGCTCATGGACCGGATCTCCTCGGGTGTGAGCGTGTAAGTAGTCGGCTGGTTTTCCATCGGTCCAGTAGGCGTATAGCCAGCGGGAGAGACTCCCCGCGCAGGAGCCTGAGGCACCTGGGCGGCGACGTTCTGAAGGATCGCTTCGGTCTTCTGCCGAAGCTGCTCGATGGACGCTTCGACCTCGTCGACCGTATTTCCGTTGATGAGGTCAATAAGCTCCGGAGCGATCCTGTTGGCGTCGCGCTCCTCGCGAGCGCGCTTCTGGATGTAGCTCTGGAGTCGCGCAAATTCCTTTTCCTTCTCCAGAGCAGCGCGCTCTGCCTCACGCTCAGCCTGGAGCTGAGCAAAACGCTGCTCCCACTCCTTGTTCGTTTCCTGGAGGAGCTGGCGAAGCTCCATCTCCTCCTCGCGCTTGCGTCGAGCAGCCTCTTCCTCAGCCCGCTTGAGCGCTTCCCGCTCCTCCTCCCACGCCTTGATCTTGTCCTGTAGCTCGCTGACCTGGGCGCGGTAGCGCTCGATGTCCCGGTACAGCTTTTCCTTCTCCTGCCGACGGGCCTTCTCCACGTCCTCGGCCGTGAAGTAGCCAGGCGGCGGCGAGGCAACGCCGGACACGGGAGCGGTCGGAGCCACAGCCTGGTCCTGAAGGACGATCTGAGGTCGCGGCGCGGTGGTCGGCGGCACGATACCCGTCCCCTGTGCCTGAACCGGGATGTTCGGCTCAGGCTGCTGAACACCGGTAACCGGCATCTGGTCCATCAATAACTCATCTCCTGCTAGTCATCAGCATCCGGACTACGGCGCTGCGGCAATTTCGTGCCGAACGCCTGTGTCACCAATTCGGTCATCAGACGTGTTTCCTGATCACCCAGCAGACCTGTCAGTTCGGTGGCGAACTTGGTCGGCTTGGGGAGAGGACCCGCTGGGTTCGAGTTAGTGCTGCCAGATCGCGGGGTCGTCTTATTTTGCTGCTGTGTGGAGTTATCAAGGGGCGAACCGTCGGGATTCATCCCCGTTAGTTCCACAATAGCAGCAGCGATTTGTGCATTAAGAATGTCAAGCGCACCCTGTTCCTTGGCGTCGAGGACAAGTTCCTCGAAGATTTCTTGCATCTTTTCATCGGGGAACTCGACGCCCAGCTCACGAAGCGCACCACGCTTAGATTCGAGACCCAGTGCCATTTTCGCCTGGATTTCGTTCAGTTTAATCAAGTTGTCGACGGGTAGCGGATCAGGCCATTCACAGATGGTCCTGTAGACCAGCGGATCAGTGGGGTCTATTTCAGTCGGCTGACCCTCACGGATAATCCCGTCGGTCGTCGGGTCATATTTGAGGGTTTCCGGCTCGTAGAGAAACAACGTGCGCAACGCAAGCTCGTTCACCTTTTGTAGCAGCTGCGTCACGTTGGTCAACTTTTCTTCGCGCCGGTTAACGGCTGGCTGCCATTGAATGCTGAGGGCGACGCCGCTAGTGTTGGAAACGGGCTGAATCTGACCAAGCGCCGTTTCCGGCACCCCGGTCATCTCGTGCATCGCCCTTTTGAGTAGCTCTAGGAAGGACATCGGGCCGGACAAGTCGACGCCGTTTTCCAAATTGAACACATTGGCGTCCTTGGGCAGACCACCCCAAACTTTTTTCGGCCCTTTTTCGAGGTTGCTAGCCTTGGCACCGGTGATGATGGTTACCGGCGCTGCGTGGTAGGCGATGATGTCCGCAATCTCCGTCGCGGTTTCATTGAACTGCCTGTTCAAGGGGATTATGTCCTGACAGTCGGACAACCCCCATGGAGATCCGGAGACGGTCAGATTCGGAGCGTGGACGATGGGGATCATCCCCAGGGGGTTCGGTCGACGGTCGATGAGGTCATCGTTGACGTATTCCTCGATCACGTCGTCGGTCAGGACCTCGGTATATGTAAATACCTGCCTGGTCCCTTCGAGCGAGGTCGACCAAAATCGATATTTGATTTTGCATCGCACCATTCGCTCACGGTCGTGGGGATGCCACTCAGGAAAAACGAAAGATGAATTAATCGGGAGAATTCGAACGCGCCCTGGATGATAATTCCCCGCAGGGTCGGTGAACGGTGGATCATAGGCGACCTTCACGAACATGTCGCCGGAAACAGCGCCCTGTTGCCCGATCTCCCTGAGGATCTGCTGTTTGTTGTTGTCCGTCTCCCAGATCCTGTTGAGGAGTGCCGGGACGATGTGCTCGTATTGCTTGGCGCTCTGGAATGTCACGCCGCGAGCGAAACAGAAATTGATGTGGAAATTTACCAGGGCGCGAACGTAATTGAAAGTCAGCATGGCCTCGCCAGGCTCACGGCGATAGGCCCAGTGGTGACCTAGGAAAAAAGCCCAGTTGATCGCGTAGCGGTTGAGCCTAGGACCATGCATTTCCCATTCTTCGTCAGCCAGCTCGACCAGACCCAAGGGCGAAATCGATATCGCCAAATCGGAACCGGCCGCCCGCTGACTGGGCGGATAGAATGCGATGGACAAAGCCAGATCCTATCCGAATCAGCGCCATAAAAAGACGCACCCAACATACGTTTTTTCTCAGCGTATGTTGGGTGCGTTCGAAAGTTGTAATTAGAGGCGTAAGGCTAGAGGTGGTGACTAGATCGCCAGTTTCCTGAATTCGTCGGCGAGTCCGATGATCTTACGGACAATCGATCGCCTGTAGGTAGTCTCCAGTTGCTTGCATCTCCTGGAGCAGAACCACTCGGTGAAGACGATTGAGTCGCGTCTCTTCGCCAGCACTGTCACGGGTGCGTCGCTTGTGCAGAACGCACGTGCGCACCGTATCCCCGGGGGAGGAAGCGGGGCGACCTCACGCGCCTGTTTAGCAGACAGCGACATACAGTCTTTGCAGTAGGAGTGGTAACCGTCTCGCGTTGCGTTGTTGCGAACAAACCGCTTGAGCGGAAGTTCCTTGAAGCAACGAACGCAGATCCGCGTCGTTATGGGCGCGCACTCAGGACATCCCGTAACCCGCTTCCTTACCAGGTCAGCGATCCTAGTCTCGACGACAGCCCCGCAACGACACTCGCAGGTGACCGTCCGGTTGAGGCCCTTCGTGCCCTGAACACCGATCACCGTCAGGTATCCGAAGTTCAGGGGCGGTTCATTGACATTACCGCCGTGCAGGCGCTTATTGAACTCGCGCGTGACGTACCATTGGCGAATCCCCGCCTCTTGCTTCCGGCACTGCTCGGAGCAGAACCAAAGACCGCATGTCCATGAGGTGATCACTTCGTCGGCGAGGTACGGCGGTCTACCTGACGTGCATCCTCTGTACCCACACCTGTCAGGTTTGGTCCTGTTCCTCTCGTTGAGACGGTGATACTCGTCCGGCGCGCAGTCGTAACACGCCGTGATTCGCCCGAAGACAAGATGAGGCATCCGGGCATAAAGGGTTTTTCCGCACTGACACTGACAACGCACGGACAGGTCGGTCGCGCGCATACCGTCGAGTATCTGCAGGACGGTCAGCCTCCCGAAGTGGGGAATGGGCGCGCTCCCCTTGGTGGTGTCTTGCATGACAGCACAATAACACCTTTTAAGTGCCAAGCGGACGTTTTCGTCAAACTGTAATAATCACTCTTTGTACGCGAAAGGCGCACCCAGCGTTATCACACTGGGTGCGCCGGAATCGATAGTCTTAGGATCAATGATCCCAGGATTCGCGCCAAGCCTCTCCGACGACACGGAAACCGCGCTTGCTGCGGATGTCGCCCGCGAAGGTGTTTCGGCTCCGTCCGTGCTCGTCGACGCGCGGATCGGGCTCGTATCCCCCAAGGGGCGTCACCTTCAGTACCACTTGTTCCGTCGAGTCGGGGTCAGGGTGCCAGTCCTGTGCCAGCGCTGCGTAGTGTCTGGCGTCGTCCAGCTCACGGGTAGCGTACGCGTAGCTGCCGTCGTGCATGTTCGTGTGCCAGATAGAACCCCCGTGTTGCTTAGCGGGGAGGATCTCGTCCCAGTCAACCGACTGACCCCTCGGCACGACGGTCCCGTGATAGAAGTACTCCAGACGTTCGGGCCGACGCTGGCGACGCTGAGCCTCGGCTTCTCGACGAGACCTTGCAGCAGCGTTCTCCGCCTTCAGCTGCTCGCGACGCGCCGCCTCGACCTTCCACAGATCCGGATGATGCTTTTGAGCGTATGCATCCCGGGCTTCGCTCATGACCGTGCTGCGAAACAGTGGCGCAAGCTCCTCGAAGCGCTTACCAGGCCACCGCTTACTGACCGCCTGGTCGATGAACTCCTTGGGCGGGCGCAGGTTGGTGAACTCCCGGGACGGTAGGGGAACGTTCGTCATCTACAGCCAATCAGTCCCAGACCTGGGCGGGATTCTGACGCAGGTAATGCTGCCCAGAGCGAATAACGGTCTCGAACCTCAGTGTAGCCTGGTCACTGAACGCGCCGTGCGCGAACTCCCCTCTAAAAGTCGGTGCTTCAATCCAAGCGGCGCTCCCGGCGTGGGCGCGCTCAGCGAGCGTCTCTGCAGGGTACTTAGTGTCGACCTTCATATTGCGGTTGCTCCTACCGGGAGCGGTGCGGTAACCCTGCATGACGCCCTCGGTGAACGCATCCGGGATGTCACGGTCGGTCCCCAGTCCCTCCTCAAAACGAAGGGGACCTCGCCGATAAGGATTGTCCGTAAACTTGCGCTCCCAAACGGGAGTCATCCGCTCCGGATACTGAGGAGCGGGAGCAATCGGAGAAGTCAGATTCGGGTCGGCCATTACAATTCTCTTTCACGCGGAACGGTCATTTTCAGAATAGAAATCAGCGTTTTTGAATTGGTAATGGCCAATCAGCCATAGAAAACGTTCGACGTTACTTCGATCTCCGGCATCTGGTGTTCTGCGGTTAGCGCGCACGCCAAAGCCAGCGAATCGCAGTAGTCATCGTAGGCTCCCGAGATGTCGGGAGCCTTCGCGAGCATGTACGGACCCACATACTCGACCTCAAGGTTCCGCATCTGTTCGATGAAGCGGTTGTACGCGCGCGTGCGCCTAACCCGGGAGTGCGCAGGCCAGACCAATTTACGCCGGTTGATCAACTGCATGAGATGTTTCCAGCGTTTGGACTGGTCGGCACGCTGAGAACCCATCTCGATAATCTCAGCATGCGGCATTAGCACCTTCAGTCGGCTGGCAACGGCGTCGCCGACTCCACCGACGTCAATGGCGATTTGGTGGACGTTGTAGTCCTTCAGGAAGTCCACAATCCTGAAGTATTGAGTCTCCCAATCGACACCGCGCAAGTCGAGCCAGTTAAGAATGCGGTGCTCCATGTAGCCGAATTCATCTGGGTGGTCCCAGTCCACCCAGACAACGGTTACGACCGTTGAGTCTTGTTTTCGGGCAGGGTCGATACCGACCACAACCGGGCTTCTATGCCAAGCCCGCACCAGCTCCATGCTCCGGTCACCGAGGCTCTCCAGAACCTCGGAAGTGGTAAACATACCCTGTTCCAATAACCAAATCAGGCGGTACGACAACTTGAAGTCGTCACTGTCATAACCCATATTCCTGATTTGATGTTGGCAGTGCTTGGCATAAGACGGGTTGTACTTGGCGGCCTCCCGATAGTCGGCTTCGAAATGGTTCTGCCGCTTCCCTCTCCCCGTTTGCTCGATTCTGTTCTTCCGAATGTAGTCGTAGAAGAAATTCCTCGTGTAGGTCGGAGTCCCCGTAAAAACGAATGTCCCATTGGTGCTCGCTGCCATCGGCACGATGCTCTTGAGCACCATGCGGTCATCCGCGCCTTGGGCCTCGTCGACCAGAATCAAATGGTACGTTCGGCCTTCAATGATCGCGCGGGGATGACATGTTTGCTTCCGGACCAGTGAGCCGCTTTTCAGTGTCACTGTCCGGCCGCGAGCCTTGATGCCGTCCTGAATGTCAGGATCGTTCATCAGTTCCTTGGCACGGTCGCTGGTGAGTCTGCTGACGATACGGCCGAAAAGGTTGTCTGCCTGATCATCGACGGGCGCGAAGGCCCCCACCCAAATCCCTTTGGAAAATCGGCCCATAAGGTTTGGGTAGACCCTGGCCAAAACGGGGAACATGATCATTACGGCAGCCACCGTGTTGGCCACTGTCTCCGATTTCCCACTCTGACGGCTGAAAAGCGCCGTAATACTCGCACCGTCATTGATGATGAGGGACTCGATTATTCGCGCCGCCAAAGGGCGTTGGTAAGGATAAAGGGGATTTCCGGACAGCTCGTCGACTACGACGAGCATTTTCTCGACGATTTTATTAACTGTCCTCTGTGATATCTCGTCGAGCGCGACGCCACTGTCCAGTTCGGCGACATGCTCGTCGTCAATCTCGTCGATGTATTCGTCGTCGTAGTAGTCGTCCGTGATCTCGACTGCTGCTGTCACTGTTATACCCTCGTAATCTCCGCATTTACGAGGGTATGAAAAACGGGCCGACGTTTTGTAATACGTCGGCCCGTTACGAATTCAGCGAAGACTTCCGGCTACCACTTGTCGACGCGTCGATTCCGCACCAAGGCGTACGTGCGCGCCATGTGGCGTGTCACCCTGCCCTTGGACAGTGTCTCGATCTCCCCCGTGTTAAGTTCCCTGGTGTCCAAGGCATGCATGATGAACGGGTACCAGCCGAAGGTGTCGTCCTTCTGCTGGACGGGACCACGAACGAGACAGCCTACGTCCTGACAGTACATCTGCTGTCGAGGCTGGTTCGGCACGTACCCTAGGAAGACTTTGCAGGAGACGCAGTACTGTGGATAGTACTCAGCTGCCATCGCTCTCCTCCGACGCCGTGTTTTCGGTAAGAATCCCTCGCTTCCGCAGTACGGCTATCAGATCGTCTTCCTGACCGGTGTCCCGGGCGAACTCGATGAGTGCGCCGATAAGAGGAACCGCCATTTCCGGATCGAGTACCAGGGCGTTCATCGGTACCCACGTCCCCTTAGCTGGGTTACAAAGCTCGGGACGGTGAACCCACTCGCGCAGCTCCAGTACGTCGGCTCGAAGCGCTTCCGTCCTGTGAACGCGGAAGCGCTTGTTGTATCCGTCCGGCGCGAATGCTGCACGCCCTACGCCACGGTCGAGGTACGTCTTGATACGTCGCGGTTCCAGATCCACCGTTTCCACCGACACAGCTCCTCTCGTCTCGTCTCGCGTCATCTACTTAAGAACATAGCACAAGGCTGGGCAGTGTGAAGGTCCCAGAGGACACGCCCCCTCTGGGACCTTCTTGCCGGAACCGGTAGCTAGGCCGGAAGCGCTCGCGGTTCCATCCGTTCCATGTACCAGACCGGAACCGTGTGGAGCCACCACCGACTCGTCTTGTCGGCACTGATCAGGAACTTCCCGGTCATCTGCTCTGGCCAGTCCATCGCTTCCTGCCACCACACGTCGACGTGCATCATCGGCGTCGGGCGGTCCACGAAGCCGATGATCCGGTATGGCTCCCCCTTCCAGTGGTCCTGTCGGCTGACGTTCCCGTCTATGTCCACGATGAACGGAAGCGGAAGTTCCAGTATTGGCCGTCCGCTTGGGGTGTAGCCGGAAACGGTGTGACGTAGCTGGATACGCCACAGACTCATGCTTCCTCCTTCGTTACGCCGGAACCGCTTCCGCTTGCTGTTCCATCTCCTCGCGGACGATCCTGACTACGTTCCGAACCTGCCGATCAGTGATGCCGGGGAAGTGGCTGCAGACTTCTGCCGTGGCACGGAACTTCGACGGAGGGTTTCCGGCGGCAACCCACTCGCTCATCAGCTTCCGAGCGGTAGCAAGGTGCTTCTCAGCTACCCGTGGTTTCCGGTACCGCTTGCTGGTGTCGCCACTGTCCTCGGAAGCGGATTCAGGGTAGAAGGGGATGGTAGCGCTGATGGCGGCAGCCTGCGCTCGTGCTGCCAGATCCTTCCGCAGCCGAAGCGTAGGCGGCTTTGTTGCTGCCTCCGCTTCCGTCACTACCTCGGCTTCCACGACGCTGCCGAGCAGTTCCGGATGGTCGGCGACGTGAATCGTCCGCTCGCTCCCGTCGGGTGCCGTCGCCTTGAGGACGCTGCCGTTGGTCTGCAGCACAGGAACCTTCCTGACCTCCATGTCGTCGGTTTCCTCCGTTGTGATGGTTTCCAATGCCGGTTCCGCTTCCAGGGCTTCATCCGGCTCCGAAAGGTCTTCCGGCGCTGCCGCCGACACTGTCTGTGCTGCCTGATCCGCTGCCGCCGTTTCCGATACGGCGTAGTAGACGAGCACCAGCATGTGCATGAAAGCAGCCGACACCAGCGACGGAATAGGCCCGAGTAGCAGTCGCAGCACCAGTCCCGTAGGGATCACGCCCTCGTCGACGAGGATGAAGACCAGGTAGAGCAAGATGCTCAGTGCGAGACCGATCTTGAACCCGGTCCTGGCAGCGCGCCGAAGGTCGGTGTACTCCTCCGGCGTCATGAAGAAGACCAGCGAGCTGATGATCTCGTAGCCGACGACGCTGAGCGGCAGCGCCCAGGCCAGCCTACCGAGCTTGATGGCCTCTCCTAAGTGGTAGATGTGCACGGAGGCTATGAGCGATGCCGCCAGCATCATCGGTGGGTTGGAGATGAGCAGCGTGCGACGCACGCGCGGTGGCATAGGTCGTCTCATCGATGTTCCTGTCTTGGCGGGACGGTGGTGTTCGCAGAAGTTCGTGCACGACGTCGCGCAGATCTTGCAGGTTTCGATGATCTTGCAGATCACATCTGCACGTGCCGCGCAGATCGTGTAAGTTCGACGATCTTGCAGGTCGTTCGTGCACGAAGATTTGAAGATCTTGCAGATTCTGATGATCTTGAAGCTTACGCGCGCGCCGACCTTGTTGATCTTGAAGATCGGGAGCTTTGCAGAACCGTGCACGGCCGCACGCAGGAAAACTGCAAGACTCCGCACTGATCGCGAGTTGGTACGTACCAACTCGTCCTCATGCTCTTGGTGACTCAACGCAGTCGCCGAGTTGGTCTGACGTGCGCAAACCGTGTACTTGATCTTGGTTTCAAGATCAAGTAACAACTTGATGAAGTTCGAGGAAAGAGATGTACGACATCTAAGACACCTCATAGGATGTGGTGCGAAAGCCCTGGTAGATCCGGTTTTGCCGGATCTTGACGCAGCAAAACTGCAAGATCGCACCACAATCTGGCGAGGAGTCACGCAGAAATGGCACGACGTAAGCCGATCCGTGGCATGGGCATCCCCCATCGTGTCGCGAGCTGCAAGCACGGTCGTACGCAGAAGGAAAAGGACAACGCGCGTTGTAGGTGCAAGTGGTTCGCGCGCTTCACTAACTTGGAGGGCAAGCAGGACTACGGTACGTGGGACGACTACGACAGTGCGTACGACGCGCTTCTGGCGATCTATCAGGAGCGGAAACGGCGTCAGGGACAGCTCAGCACCGAGAGCCTGATCAAGAAGGGCAGCGTGCCTACCTGCGCTGACCTGTACCCGCACTGGCTGAAGACCAAGTACAACCGCCGGAAGCCCACGCGGGACAACTACGAATCCCGGTGGCGGTGCCACGTCGAGCCGAAGTTTGGTAACAGGAAGGTCACCGAGATCACCTGGGTCGACGTCTCCGACTGGATTGCCGAAATGTCCGACAACATCAGCAACGGCGTCATCGAGCAGTGCGTCAGCGTGCTGCGTGGCATCATGAAGATCGCCAAGAAGGAAGGCTGGATCTCGGAGAACCCGGCCGAAGAGCACCACATCGAATCCCACGACCCGAAGGAACGGTACGCGCCGACCCCGGCTGAGATCCACCTTATCGCCAGCCTGATCGACCCCCGCTATCGGCTGCTCATCTACCTGATGGGTGGTGCTGGACTGCGGCTCGGTGAGGCGCTCGCGGCGACGAGCGACATCATCCTCGACGAGAGCACGATCCGGATTCGCATCCAGTGGACTGACACCGACTTCGCGCCGCTCAAGCACTGCCGCAAGGGTCAGTACCGGGACATCCCCCTCGACCCGATTCTGCTGGCAGAGATCCGTAGGCACATGCGCGAGTTCGGCATCGCTGAGGGCGAGCTGTTCTTCCCGAGTCCGATCAACCCCAGTCGGCCGATTGCGTCGACGACGGCGCACGAGCACATCCGGAAGGCCGTCAACGCTGCTGGTCTTGCCAGTAAGATGATCACAGCGCACAACTTCCGGCACGCTTTCGCTACGCACGGAATCCAGAATGGCATCTCGCTGGCAGAGATGTCCAAGATTCTTGGTCACAAGTCGATTCAGGTGACGTACAAGTACTACTTCCACCTTGTCAAGCTCACCTGGAGCACCCTGCGGGCGAAGATCAATCGTTTCCTGTCCATCGGCGCGCCCGAGGACCTTGACGGCGTTAACGCCATTACCGGTATCGCGATCGATGACGAGATCGCGCGGCTTGAGGCAAGGTTGGCGACGCTGAAGAAGGCGAAGCTCGCTACCGCCTGATACACTCTCCCTGTCCCTCGTTCGAAAGGCTCCAGTCACTAGCGCGACGTGGCTGGGGCCTTTCGGTTGTTTTCGAAGCACTGAATGCCTCTCTCTAAAAACGTGGGAACCCTCCCTACCAGTCCGGTAGGGAGGGTTCCGCCCCCGCGTGCGCGTAACAGACGATCATCAGGGTTTGGCCGGGGCTCCCGGCTGACGTCGATAGTATTGGAGGCCCATCAGCCGGGAGCCCTCGTATCCCAAGGTGTGGGGCTCAGGGAGCTTCTCTCCTCTGTCCTTGGGACAACTCAGATCATAGCCGAGCCGTGCAATGTTGCATAGCCGTTTGCGGACAAGTCTGACGACAGGCATGAGGAAGGCCCGGTACCACTGAGAGGAACAGTAAGTGGAAGGTTTTTCGCTGGCGGTACCGGGCCTGTTTGGGTGATGTGTTGCCTCGCGGCGGTTCCGGCGGAGAAACTTCCATACGGACTTAGGCGAAGCGGTTCAGTATAGACGATCTGGCACCATGCGCAAGCTACTTGTCTGATTCATCGCGTCGCCGCAGATCATCCACGATGCCGAGAAGACACTGCAGGCCGCGCTCGATCTCATCCAAGGCTACGGGGACCCCCTTGCGGTAGTCCTCAAGCCCCTTCCAGACCTCTGCGGCGTAAGCGTCGGCCCAGTCCAGGACGTCCCCGGTGGGCAACGTCGCCATCCGGCTGGCGGCCTTGGCGCGATAGGCGTGCGGTTGCGGTCGCTTCCGGAGCAGCTTCACCGGACCAGCCCCCCACCATCGTCGTCACAATCGCATTCATCGTCGCAGCAGTCGCAGTCGTCCAGGTCCTCAAGCAAGCCCAAAGCGTCGACAATACGCCATTCGTCGTCGAGCCCATCGGCATGGGCAGCGACCTTTTCCAAAGCGGCACGCCGGACAAAACGCTCTGCGATCTTCCCATCCGGACCGAACAGATCGTCACGCCGTGCGTTCATGGCCAGCATGAGGGCGGTTTCCTCGTCCGGAATCTTCTTGGTCCAGATTCCGACAGCGATGCGCCAATCCCCAAAAATCCGAATCATGAACCCCTTGCCGCGTCGGTACGGCGGTTTCGTCTCCTGTGTGCTGGCGGCGTTGAACCGCTGCCGACCAATCGGCAGGCGCATCGGGTGGATATAGAGCTTTCCAAGCGTGATTGCCCTCATAATTGGCACGCTATTGGTACTGTCTGTCCAACTGGTAATAACGAGTTACTTCATTCCGGTCGGCTGGTACAGCTCCCGGACCTCGGCATACGGGTAGAAATTAAGGACCCGATTGATGAAGCGTCCCGGAGACTTCACACGCCGGAAATTTCGCCAGACATTCGGCGGTACCTTGTAGTAGCAGTAGACCTGTCCATTCCGAAAGCGTACGTAGAGCGTCTGCGACGCCTTCACATACCCGGCGGCGAGCGTGCGCGGGCGCGGGGGGTTGATGGATGGTGTGGGTTGATAGGGCAGGAGATACACGTCCATGCCCTGTTTGGCCATCTCCCGCGCCCACCACTCCATCGCATCCAGCTCGGCTCCGAGCGGAAATTCGCGGCGCTGGGTACGCTCCTCCGGTGGCGTGGCAAATACCTCGGCCCAATGCTGCAGACCCGGGATATTGCCAGCCTGAATGGCCTCCTGGAGCCGTAGGGCACGAGCCTGTGCGGACGTCGTCGGACGTCGCGGACGTCGTACCTGCGCAGGGCGCGCAACCGGCTGGGGTGCTACACCAGGAGCGTCATTCGGACGCGGTGACGTGTTCGACGTCTCCATTCGCGGGAGGGCGGCGCGCCGCGCCATCTGCTGAGCGCGCCGCCGGTTCCCGCTTCCTTTTCGCGGCGGCATCAGTCAGACTCAACGACCTTGAAACGGTACTCCTGGATTCGGATCTTGTTGCCCTTGTTGTCCTCAGCGTCGACAAGAAGCACGTGATCGCCAACCGTGTTGACGTTGATTGCAGACGAATAAGTGGTCCAATCGCCAGCGTCGAGCTTGTACTTGACGTCCTTCACGCCATCCGGGTCGCTAGCGGAAATAGTGATGGAGACAGAGCCCTCGTAAGCACCGTCTTCGTTCTTAGGCCCAGAAAACTGCACGGTGACCGTCGGGGGGTCGTCGTCGCTGAAACGCCAGTGGTCGATTCGTTCCCACTCGACCTCCCAGCCCGAGTGGCCGTAGACCTGGGCCGAGTTCCAGTACGGAGGGCACATGGTGCCGCTCTGGGCAGTCCAGCGGTAGGCGTTCATCAGTTCAAACTGATCGCCGCCATACCAGTTTTTAACGGAAGTATCTGCCGGGTTGCGCATTTATAATTAACCTTCCTGCGGAAATTCCTTTTTCCAGTATGCTGGATTTCGGCTTTCCGATTGGACTGTCCAACCCGGAGGCTTCTCCACCCCGAATTCGTTCAGAATGCTTTCTGCGCGTGTGTGATAACAACCCTCTGGGCCGAAATGGCGGCCTTCGTAGAAGTAGCAGGTTTCGACGTGCATTCAATCGCCTCTCGTACTCGCGCTGCCTGAACGGCGATAATCTGCGCACGCTCTAAAGCACCCCGGATTTCAACTAGGAGGTAATCGAAAGCGTCGGCAGGGTGATCAATCGGAGATCTGCTTGTGCTGCACATCGTTCACCGCTTCCGGGTTCCGTGCCGCCGCCAACGTTTGCGCAACAGTATTGAGTGCAGCCACGACCTCCTCAATGGCTACGTTTTGGGCGCGCACCGAGTCGACCATCGCGTTGGCGATGGACATCGCCTTATCGTGGGCTTCGCTCAGACGTCGGTTTTCCTCTAAGGTCCGGCGGTACGTTTTCCCCGGGACAACTGTCTCGGTTATAAACGCGAGAAACACAAAAGCCGCAAGAGGTCCAAGAAGGGCTGGAGACCACGAAAGAAGGTCCCCGCTCTGCGTGGGCATCGCGGCAATAAAATCAAACACGGTACCGCCGTCCTTTTCCTGTATCCAAGAACGACGGTACCGTTTGCGCGTATTTAATTGTTATTCATTGTTGTTACGCGACGACACGCTGGTGTTCATTCAGGTAGTTGACGATCGCCCTGCGGACATCATCCTGGCTGACAGGGGTCCATCCGGTAGGCTTCAGGATCTTGCCGTCGGCGCGACGAAGGACGACTCCGGTCACCGGATCGATCTTCGCCATATTCCGCTGGTGGATGAGGTCGAACACTACATGAATGGGGATCTCCAGCAGCTGGAGCAACCCGAAAACGACGTAAAGGACGTCGGCCGCTTCCATCGCAGCCGGGACCTCGTCCTCGGAGTCACCGATACGGAACCTGTGCAACTCCCGCTGAAGTTCCCAGACCTCGTCCATCAGGAGACGTTCACGGAGCAGAAGGAAATCGTAACGCAAATCCACTTCCAGCTCGCGAAACAAAGGTTCCCTAGCGGCACGATGGAATTCCGCAACAGCGCCGTAGTAATCGTAGGCCATATCAGTCGTCATTCTTCATGTTGTGCGAATCCGGTTTTTCGGCCAGTGGATGAGGACTCCGGAAAAGACAGCTCAGAACAAGATTCCGGACAAATCGCCGCCGATCCTTCCACAGATCTTCCAAGATCCAGAAGGTGATGCGCTCTCCGAGGATCTCGAAGACCTCGCGGCGGTACTTGTAGGTGGCGTAGACGGGTTCTTCCGGATCAGCCTGGTCGGTGAACACGGCGCGAACCCAGTCAGGGGCGAGTGTCCGGAACTCGGCTTCGTCATCGCTCAGGTCGCCCGGCGGGAAGACCGCGCCGTGTGCAGGACCACCGACGCCGACCTCAGGGTAGTCGTAGGTGTCCGGCGGTCCGGGGATCTTGTCGTGCATGTGGGAGACCCTAGTCGGCGCTAGTTGGTACGCGTCAAGCCACGAAGGGCACAAAAAGACCGACCCCCCGGTTCGACGCTGTTCCGGTTGTCCCACCAAGACAAAGGAAGCACGCTGTAAGTAACCGGGGGGCCGGTACGGAGGCTACGTTACCAGATCACATCAGGTGATCAAAGCGACCGCTCTTCACGCCCTCCAAAAAGTTCGCGAATTCGGTCCGGCTGAAAACGAGGACCTTGCTGGTCCCGGTGCCCGAAATAGCGTAATTGCCATCCGAAGTCCGCGCCACCTGGACGCAGTCCTGCTCTGCGCACGCGGTGACCCACGAGAGCCCAGACTTGTCGATGTTCTCGGTCATGCGTTCTCCCTCCGGAGCGTGTCGATGATGTCTCGAAGCAACGCCGCCGACTCCTCCGAGCTGGCGGCCTGGTCGAGCAAAGCTCGATATATGCGCGTGTAGTGGTGCACGTCCGTCTCGTCTTCTACCCAGACCGTGCTGCCGACAACCTCGATGGCTGCTGCCGCCCAGTTCTGGGTATCGGCGAAACGCAGGATCGTGAACGACCCGTTCATCGCCGGATGTGCGCCGCAAGTAAAGGGTAGCACCCGAAGCGTCACGTTCGGTAACTCACTGACCGCAATCAGATATTCCAGCTGCTCTGCCAGCACATCCGGATTACCAACCGTCCGGCGGACGGCGCATTCGTCCAGCACGACGGACAGCACAAGCGGGCTCTCCCGACGGAGAACCGTCTGCCGCCGGGTTCGGATCTCCACCCGGCGGTCGATCTCGGACTCAGGCACATCACCCATCAGGGACGTCCGCAGCACCTCCCTGGCGTACGCCGAGGTCTGGAGCAAACCGGGGACCGCACCCTGGCTGTAGATACTGACCTCGTCGGCCGCGTCCTCCAGCTCTATGTAGGCCGCGTACCGGCCTGTTACTCCATAACGCTCCCACCAGCCCTTCTTCTCCGGGTTTTCGGCCATCCGGATCAGGTGTTGTGACGTATCCGGATCGGCACCGTAGAAGTTGAGGAGCGCGACCACATCCTGGATTTTGGGCGTGGTCTGTGCTGTCTCGATTCGACTGATTTTTGACGATGACCAGCCGAGGTGGGCACCCACCTCGGCTGTTGAGTACCCGCTGCGTTCCCGAAGTTTGCGCAGCTCAAGGCCCAGCCGACGGAGCCGGATGCTGGGCGTCCGCTCGGGAGTCATACGTTACTCCCCAATTCGGGCATGTGTTCCATATGTCACCCCTCCCTTGCGGGTTTCGGTCATGCAACGTTGCATGAGCTATTGCCAACTGAAGCATAGCCGTGGATGATGTCTCTAGACGAGCGGTTAGGGACACATGATATGGTCGGTTGTCTCCAGTGCAGCGTCTTGCTGCCCTTAATCCCACAGTGCGTCGGGATCGCCCGGCATGCAGTACGAGCCGCCCTCGTGGACAACGAGCACCGCGAGGCGGCAGAGCTGGTAGCCAGCGAGCTAACCTCCAACTCAGTCCGGTACGCCAGATCCTTCACCGACGATCCGGACGCACGCTACCTGACGCACAGGTTTGCGATGGAAGTACGGGTCGCTCCTCAGACCGGAGCGGTACTGATCCAAGTCTCAGAACTTGCCGGAAGCAGTATCCCTGAGATGCGGAAGCCCACTGACGACGAGGAAGGCGGCCGTGGTCTGTACAACATCGATCAGATCACGGGAGGCAAGTGGGGCTGGAAGGACGACGGCGCGATCCGCAAGTTCTGGGCCTTAGTTGGGTAGATACACCAAACAGCCCGGCTCGACCGCCTTACGAGCCGGGCTGTTTGGTGTCACTCCTCGCTTAGCCAGCGCCGTTCACTGGTTCCCCGATACGCCGCTCGCCCAAGCCACGCATCAGGGTCATCGATCAACCGCGCAGCATCCCCCATCTTCGACCTGCGTCGTTCAGCGCCTGTAGCGCCGCCAGCATGTCCCATGCCGCCGGAGTGAACCGGCGACGGACGCGGTGCTTGGTGCTGGCCAGCGTGATGCCCGTTCCCGGCGAACTTGCCTCTCGGTCGAGTTGCCGAAGCACCCCAATCGTCACGCCTAGGCGGCACATGATCTCGGCAACACGACAGCTGGGCTGACCGCCGTCGACATACTTGCACCCCAATCCGGCCGCAGCCCGGCGGTCGCGCCGCTCGGGCTGCTCGGCAGCGATCGAAGCGAGTACCCGGCGCACATCGGACACCGTCCAGACGGTCCTACGCATCTTTACCTCACAAAATTGGGACGTTGAGTTGGTACCTGACTAGCGCTTTTCGGACGTTCGATTTAGGCTGATCGGCAACAATCGCACTCTATCCGGAGAGCTGCATGGAAATCATCACAGTTCTGCGGACCTGCGACTGGGAGGGCTGCTTGGCAGTTGCTGAGGAGTACGTCTTCCGGTGGCAGAGAGCCGAACGAGCGATCGACCTGTGCGACAAGCATCTCCAGGAGATGAACGAACTGGTCGGTCGGTTCATTGCCGTCGGTCGGCCCATCCGCCGTGCGCGTAAGCCCAGAGCGTACAAACAGGACGTCATGGTCAACCCGAGAGTGGTTCGCGCATGGGCGAACGAACACGGTGTACCGTGCTCTCGTGTGGGCGTCCCGCCCAGGTCCGTCACAGTCGGGTTTCTCCGATGGTGGTGTGACCAGCAGGACAGGGCCGCGTAGCAACACCTGCTAACAGCGGGGGACCCCCGAGAGCTTGGGGCTCGGGGGTCCCCCTTTTGTTCCGTGACTCCCCGCGCCCTGGACGGGAGAGTCACGCGGCGGTACCCGTCGCGCCGGGTGACCAGCCCGGCTAGGTGCCGCCAGCCATCTTGCGCACACCACAATCGGGAAGATGGACATTGTCAATGTACCAACTTGTCCGTCAGTTAGCTACGGCTTGTTCTGATCTCACCGCGTCCGGCTCCCGTCCTCGGTTGTCGGCCTGACCTGTTTTGGCTGGTCACGACACCGTAAACCTATTCTTGGTTTACCTGAACTTGCCTGGTTTCTTGTTCTATCAACAGTTGACATTTACCGAACGTTTGTTCGTATCTCCCCTGCATCCGGGTGCCGGAGGGAGGGAGCTGAGGGAGCCCAGCCCCCCGCTGTGAGGTAAAAAGGAGACACCAATAGGGGTGCCACCGTCTTACCT